GCACCTAGCTGAATGACCGATAAATAGAGAAATAAGATTTGATGTAATAATAGAGGCATTAGTTGTTATATATTAAACAGTTTGAATAAAGAGAGTTTGTTATTATGTAGTATTACGGACGGGGTGGATTTATGAGATTTTTAACCTTAAGTACCACAGGTATATTTAATGCTATTCGACCATCGTTGTTTCCACCGATAGAAGGAAAGGAAACAACGACATTTTTGCTTGCTTTGGATTATTATGTACCAGATCGATGTTTCCTAGAGGATGAACAAGAGGATGTGGAGGCAGCTCGAAAAAGTTATGATTTAGAGTGTAAACGTATTCGTGCTTTTGTAAAAGCACTTTGCAATGACTGGGGAAAGCCTATAGAGGAGTTGCGAACAGAAATTATCAATTGTTTGCCAGAGTTTATTAGTCATGGTACCTATAATGGGGAACCATTATTATCTGAACCTCGTGATGGATATTATACTATTTATCCTATGTATAAAAGCTATCGAGGTAGGGATATGCTATTCCCAACACATCAATCTTCTAAAGAGGAGGCTCAGTATATATTCGATCATATGCTTAGATATTTTTTAAAGGCCTTCTTTGAACCAGATGCTTTTTTTGGTTATTTAGACGGTGCATTTCATATTGATACCCCCTTATCTGTCACAACAGTTCAACAGATTTTGGAAGATCTCGAGCGTGAAGCAGTACCCTCTCCATTGTCGGTTTCCTCAATTTCCAATACCCATACCATGGACGAACCTACGATAATTAATACAGAGTTCCTATTAATCGCTGATGCCTTTGGTGCTTACATGGTACAAGCAATGGAAGGTGATACAGAGAGTGAACAGTTAGCTGCTTTAACAGAGGATCCATTTGTCTGTGAGATGTGTTGTAGTTTACATAAGTGTTTTATGATTAACAATAGATGTTTTAGCATATCCATTTATGATGAATGTAATATTTGGGTAGATAAAATATTAGATGCTTATGCTATACATGATTATTTACAGATTCTTAACGTTTATAATGATGAGTTTCCATCCTATGACGATGGGGTAATCGGCTATGAGAAACAATATCTTGTAGGACCTTTACTTGATAACCTTGTAAAAGAACTCACACGAGAGAAACTGTTAGTTCAGTTATCTCCTCAAAATGAGCAGCGTAAGGACTATCTTAACTTTATACTCACCTATGATGAGGCAGTGCAGTCTATTTTTGAGGAAATATGTGAAAAAAAGATAGATGGACGAGACATTTATAAGCAGCAAGACTTAGCAACTGTACTAACTCTAGACGTTCGCCTGTGCTGTACATTTTATTGTATGATTGATGCATGTCGACATGCTTTTAATAGACACATGTATGCCGATATTTTACCGATTGTAGACAAGTTAGATGTGCAACTTGCAAAGGTACAAATTTCTGCGACAGATACGTGGCAAGTTGAGTATTTGGTGAAAGTATCTCGCATATCTCAGTGGTATCGAGCACTAGCCTATGCTTGTTTAGGAGATGAAAGAATAGAGGCAATACTACAAGATTTAATGATTATGCAACAGCAAGACCCAGTTTTGTATAAAGAACATATAGATTCTATTTTTGAGAATTTAGACGATCCAGAACATGCTTTTAATACAGAACATTTACGCTATGCATTGCTACATTATTACATAGAAACGAATAATCAACTTGGCTATGAGCGTTATATTAAAGAGCTGTATCCACCAATATTAGGGATAGATTCAGATTACAAAGTACAAAAGAATATACTGTTATACGGTGAAGATGGTAAATATTGTGAAAATTATTCTAATAGAGATTTCTATTTATGGGTGAAAGCGTTGTGGGCGTTCTACTTAGATGATATTGATAAAGAATTTTGGAATGAATTGGTAGAACAATGGGAAAAACAGGACTATATACCTATTTTCTATGGTATAAATGACTATGAGCTATGTGTTAACTATATGATTAAGCTAGCTGTTCATTTTGGAGATATGCAACGAGCCGAGAAATATAAAAAAGAATTTGATATGGCTCTTCCTAATAAGAAAGAACCTATGGAGGATGCACCTAGTGGATATACATGGCCTTTCTTCGATTGCTATATAATAGCTCAAGTTAATGAAACGTTAGGAAATATAGAAATAGCAAAAGAAAACTATCACAAAGCCCTTTCCATGGCTACTTTCGGTGAAGCACGCTGGGAACAATACGAAGAACAACATGGTGGCATATGGAAGACCTACAAAGACTTTGGTTATAGTGGACCAGATCTGAAATTTGAAGATTGGATTAAAGATAGTACCGTGACCTATAAAACGATAGAAGAATACAAAAAAGCATTAGATAAGTATGTATTTTATATGTATAAGTAGAGACTATATAGAAAAATTTATATACCTATTTTTATAAAGATTTCCATGCAGAATTTTATATATAGATTGAGGTTATGAGCTTAAAATATAACTATATAGTTATAATCTTTATGCCTTAAAGATAAAAAAATAACCCGCCTAACAAAATTTTAGGCGGGTTATTTTGTTTTATTGTCTTTAGACTGGTTCGTGACGTAGTCGCGAACCATAAAACCACCCGCTATGCGGGTGCGGCAACGAAAGTTATACAAAAAAATCACCTTGCTTAAGTATAATGTAGGTGTTCAAGCCGCATTATATGCAAAAGAAAGGTGATTTTATATGGCAACAAAGACACAGAGTCTTGCGCACACAAAATGGTTATGCAAATACCACATAGTATTTACACCTAAGTATAGACGTAAAGTTATATATAATCAATATAGAAATAGTTTACGTGAAATACTGAGGCGTTTATGTGAATATAAGGGCGTCAAGATTATAGAGGGGGAGCTTATGGCAGATCATGTGCATATGTTAGTATTAATCCCACCTAAAATAGCAGTTTCATCTTTTATGGGATATTTAAAAGGTAAAAGTGCACTTATGATGTTCGATAAACACGCAAACTTAAAGTATAAATTTGGAAATAGACACTTTTGGTCTGAGGGATATTATGTTAGTACGGTAGGTCTAAATGAGGCAACAGTAAAAAAATATATACGTGAGCAAGAGTTACATGACCAAATGAAGGATAAGTTAAGTGTAAAAGAATATGAGGACCCTTTTAAGGGTAGCAAGTAATACATATCCCCTTTGAGGGGAAGGTTACGAGTCAATGGCTATGCGGCTTGAACGTAGTGAAAGCCAGCGCCTTTAGACGCTGGCCTAGTACTACGGGCTTATAGCCCGTGAGCAAACCACCCGTTTTACGGGTGGTTCTGATTTTAAACTATTTATTGAAAAAGATAAACTATCAAAATTTTATTAATAGTATTTCCTTAAAATATAATGAAAAGAAAATGAATTAAATATTGACGCAAAATCTGAAAAACCTTATAATTACTATAACCTTAGAAAAATCATTTACCACCAGTATTTACCTATGCTCATCGGCATTTTTAATCCCATGGGAGTCTAATCTGACCGTTTACGGTGTGAGGTTTGCTAAAACCTATTTTTAAGCCCCATGAATACTGGCCTTCTGAGGTATGCTGTTGGAACAGTGCTTACCGTTTACGGTATTGAAACTGAATAAATTTCTATATTTTGATGTAGTATTAGAGTTGGAACAGTGCTTACCGTTTACGGTATTGAAACAAATGGAATTAACCACTAAAGTTCCAGTTGAACACGGTTGGAACAGTGCTTACCGTTTACGGTATTGAAACCGCATCTTCGGCATTTTTAAAATTACCGACGACCAGTTGGAACAGTGCTTACCGTTTACGGTATTGAAACGGAATATTAACTTGATTTCTTTGTTCTGCCATATATTACCTCTTATAATTCGTCAAAATATTTTCGTACATCGTCCGGCAATGCATCAAGATTGCCTGTGTCATACGCTTTCAAAATATCTTCTTCCGTAACCTTATTAGGTGTAGGAACGCCACCATTGAGCGCACCAGCCTTTGGTAATGTCGCCGCTACTTCTAGTGGGTTGTTTGGTACTTCGGTACTTGTTGCCAATTCATTTTGTACTTCTTTAACAAACTTCCTAATTGTTTCAAAATCGGCTTCCGTGCCTTCACCAATATCAACGCGATAAAAGGCATCGTTAATCGGTTGCGCATCACGCATTGTCATTCCGTTTAACTTATCCAAACCGCGCTGATATAATTCACCAAAGTTTGGTAACGATTTAATTTCATTTACGAAATTTAAGTTTGTTTGTCGTTGTTGATGTACTGCGATTTGCTGATTAGTGATTGCGTATTCTGCGTTAGCTTCAAAGCGAATGAATTCGTTGTACTTTTCAGCATCTTCATACATCAAACCTTCTAAATCTTCCGCCGTCATATTAAAGCGCTTCAACGCTTCACGGCGTACAAAGTCGCGAATATTTGATACTTCCTCTTGTGGCAATTCAATAGGCTTTTGTTGCGCTTCAAATTGTCTAGCACGTTCTTCCGCCGCTTTACGTCTTGCGCGTTCCTGTGCAAGTGCCGCTTTTAAGTTCTGATCGTTCGCATGAGTTTCTTCCGTTTCTTCGTTAGTGTTCGGCGTTTCTGTTTCTACTTCCGCATCATTCGCATCACTTTCCGGTGTTTCAGTAGAGGGAACATCGTTCACACCTTCCTGTGTATTCGTTTCTTCGGTTGTTTCTTCCAGTTCTACGCCCGCGTTTTCTAAATCTTCCGGAGTGAAACCAACTTCTTCGATGTTTACTAAATCTTTTTCCATATCAAATACTCCTTTGCCTTTTAACGTCATTGCCGGACGAATATAAGAATATGGCAGTTTAACGCCGTTGCCGGGCGAGTATATACGTGCAAGTAGTTTAACGCCGTTGCTTAGGGCGAAATATAAAAAACGCCCCATATAGGAGCGTTTTGTTATTGTGTTGATAGTTTATATTACATGCCGCCTAAATCGTTCATAGGCGGCAAAATTGGCGGTGCATTTTGAATGTTTTGTTGCTTACCTTTCAAGGCTAACCGTTCCGCCATAATTTGTTGTGGTGAAATCTCAACCCCTAGCGTTTGCAAGTACATGCTTAATGCTTCCGCTGGCATATCATCTAAGCTGCCGCTAACACGCAATTCTGGCATAGCTGGCTTTTCTGCTGCTTGCTGAATACGCTTCTTAACGGATTCTTTTTCTGGGAAGTCCATAAAATCAAGGATAATATCCATAGGAATATCAACGCCGGATTTCTTAGCTTCCAATAATTGATATAGGTTAGCTTTTCGAGCTGTTGCGCTCGCTTGGCTAGTGCTAATTACAATGTCAAAATCAAAGCAGCTTAAATCATACAATACTTGTTTGATTGGGTTGCCTTCTTCATCTACTTTAGGTTGTCCAAACGGATC